AAATTTTTTAATATCTCTTCCCCCTCATTTTTTCTCTGACCCTCAATGCCCTTGTTCTTTACTAATTTATTAATATTAGAATAAGTTATGGCCATAGTTGTTTTTATATAATAATCTTCTAATGCGTCCTTTACACTTTTTAATAAATTAGTTGTATTTCCCATAACAACTGGGACTGGCTCCTTTTTTACAGGAGCTTTTAAATTATTTGTGGCCGATTTTTTGGCATTTTTTACTACTTCTTTGGCTTGATCACGCGTTATAGATATTTTGCCCCGTTTACTGCTTGATATATCAAATCCTCCATCCGCTCGCATTGAAGCATGAATCTCCGAGCCATCACTATTTTTAATATGTAATCCTTCGTCGTCTTGTTTAACAATCTCCATAATTATCTCCGTAACCTCCTTCACAAGTTATTGGTAAGCCTTCTGCCCAAGCCGGAGCTTTAGACATCTCAGCCATTAAAAAGTCTAGTGCTTCTTGTGCCTCATCTTTAGGTGCAGTACATATAATAGCGTCGTGTACCGTAAGCACCGGTTTGTATCTCTCATTAATAGCTATCATCTGTTCGCCCACTACTATCCTAGCTAATGCTTGAACGACATTCTCTACCATAGCGCCACCCCATATATTTACCTGACCACGTCTAGATTTATAGACATACCCACCTCTAATGCTCTCGTCGGTCTTCCATTCAAGATCAGGGTAATAGATGTATAGTCCATTAGGTAAGCGTAGACCTCCCGGTGTAACTAATATAGATTTCCTATTGTCGAGGTAATAGAATGGCTTACCTTCAGGCCACGATGCCATAAATTTTAATGCCTTATCACATTTGTCCCATAACTTAATCACCTCATGATTAACATCCCGGTATACCTTAACGATCCTTTGACACTCTTGGTCAGATAGATCAGCACCCGGAGGAGATGTCTTCAATGTATGTTGTAGTTTCTTAGCGCCTGTGCCATACCCTAGACCTAGTACACATGTCTTACCAATGAAGCGTTCGGTCGGTGTCTTCTTAGATACTTCCCTGTTAAATACTTTAGATGCAAATACCGAGTAGACATCCTCACCTTTTCTAAACTGCTCAACCACATCGTGTTGCCCGGCAAGCCAGACTAGTATACGAGCTTCGATCTGTGAAGAGTCAACGTTCATGATGACATGTCCATCTAGCGGTAGGATAGCGTTCTTTAATGCTTTCTTTTTCTTATCTCGGGATGGTAGGTTCTGGAAGTTTACCTTGTCTATACCCGCCCATCGGCCGGTGTGTGCGCCATAATACTTAAGGGGGATAGGTAGTTGGTTATTGTTACGTGTAGCTATGGAGATGAACCGCTCGATCCTTGCCTCCTCCATCGTCGACTTCGTACCTAACCTGACGTTACATAACTCTTGTACAAAAACATCCTCATGCTCAGTCAAGGCCATAAACCCCGTATCATTCTTAGCTAACGCATAGGTTTCTTTACCCGTAGTAGGAGATATTTTCATAGGGCATGGTATGCCTATTTCTTCAAGTAACTCAGCAAACTGTTTGTTACTCGCTAACTTCTTACGCACGGCCTCAGCACTATCGCACGCTAACTTCTTCATTAACCCTTCTAACAGTAAAGTCTTTCCCTCTTTCACTTCTTGTAGTCGTACCTTTAGTATCTCGGTGTCGAGTTGTAGGGTAGGCGAGATGAACATCTTTAATGTTATATCTATCAGTTTTAATTCATCTACTGGGAACCCTATAGATATAACCTTAAATAAGTCATAGGTTAACTTCACATCGTTCTTACAATACACTCCATACTGACGTAGCTGATGCTCAGGAAAATCTTCTAGTCGCATACCTTTAGCATCGACTACCTCAGTTCCCTTCTCTCCTAGTTTGTAACGTTCAGCCAGAGCTTTAAGTGAACCTCCCGCATTGATGCCGTGTAGCGCACGTGCTATGGACAGGGTATCAAAGTACCCGGCTGGCTCGAACCCGTAGTACCATTTTAGTATGGCACCATCGAACTGGGTGTTGTGACAAAGTAACATGGAGTTTGCCCAGTCTATTTCTGCAAGGGCTTTTGCACAGTCATCACCAATATACCATTCGGTCTTATCATCGTTAATTTTTATAGCTACACCGATGACCTGAAACTGATCGTCTTGTATGTATTCTTCTGTAGTCATGCGGGATAAACTAAATCCCGTGTCATAAAATGTTTCGAAATCAATCGTTACTATTTGCACTTTTATCCTTTTTGTTTTTACAATAGCCCTTTATATTAAAGGTACCCATGTCCGACTCAACGGAACACCACCATTTCTTTGCATAATATAGTTTAGCGTGTTGTTTACACTTATGGCACAAGGCCTTACCTACTTTAATTGTCATATCTTATTCGCATATAGTTCGTGATCTTGTCGACATTCTAATGAACACCACCGCCTACTATCTTTCTCTTTAATTTTTCCCTCGCACCAAATGCATACACCCGTATCGTTCTCAGGTACCTCAACATTAACTGTACGCATCGTAGCATCTAATGCTTTTTGTACTTGATCATTCGCAATGTCTGCCTCATCTGCCATTTATATTTTTCCTAGTGTGTCCGTCCACTTGTACTGGTTACGTACTTGTTTCTTAGTCATCGGTTTAGGTAATGTTAGCTTACCCTCTTTTTCAAATCGTTCTAGTACCGCCATGCCTACGCCTGAATACTTAGCTACTCTTGCTCTACTTGCATCAGGTTTTTTCTTCATGAAGTCAATAGCTCTTGTTAAGAATTCTTCTTGCTCTTCTTGTGAATAGTGACTCTTTCCAAATTTACTCATAATACTCCTTTCATTAATCTTCGCATGATCCGCCTACGCAGTACTTGCCGTTAAGTATTTCATCAGCAATATCTTCACTTACTACCTTGCGTTCAACGTCATCAATCTTTTGTTCTAGCGCCTGTATCTCATCGCTCTTAAGTAAAATACTAATCTCATCCACAATAGCTTGTGCATCATCTGCATGGGTGTCGCCTATACTGTGATGGTTAAGCAATCTTATGTGATCGAGTAGTAAACTTTTTGTACGTCTAAATAAATCAGCACTCATACTATTTCTCCTGTTCTATTTTCCGCTTGGCATACCATATCATTTTACTTAGGTCTTGCTCTAGGTTTCCCTTACCTTTACAACGTAAAAGATATTTACCACACTGCCATAGTAGCGGGTCGTCTTTAAAAAACTCTTCAAGTATATCTATCACCTCATACTTGGTACTCGTATAATGAGGCGGTTGATTCACCATATCTACATCTTCTGCATTCATGTTTTATCCTTCATGTTAAATATTTGTTTGCCAGTAACGTAATACTCTAGCATGTCTATATTTGTTTCGTCAATAACTAATGCCACACCCCCACCTATACTGATCTCGCGTAGGTGTTTCTGTTGTAGTGCCGTAGGCTTGTTACCATTGGCCTTACACTCGATACCTATAAACCTTCCTTTGTAACAGGCTACAATATCGGGTACACCACTCGCACCATACCCACCCGTTGAGGCATAGAAGTAGTACGCACCAAGTTCTTTTAGCTTGGCGCATACCTTAGTCTTTACTTTCTTTTCAGGCGTCATCCGTTATCTCCACTTGAATTGCATTGATTTCATCTCGTTCTTTTAGCCAAGCCTTGAAGTCTTTAAACGCGATTTCCGGTGTTACATGGCCATGCCAAATGAGTTCTAGTATACCTGACATGCCTCCGATTACCCCGAGCAACTCATGTCGATCTGCTTTCCAAATGTTTTGGTCTGCGCCGAAGTAATCGTAAATGTCTTGCTCGACATAGTCGATAGACTTTGATACCAGTTCTTCCCCGTTTTTGATACTCATACTATTCCTCCTAATATATACCACACAGCTGAGGTAAGGATTACCCCCACTACAAAACCAAGTATGCGATTGTTCCTCGCCTTCTTAGCCTCCCACGAAAAATAAGTTCGGTAGCTCACACTATTTCTTTTCATTTTGTATCTCCATAGTTTTTCTAGGTTCAATATCCCTGATGTCAATACAGGGTCGATCGGTTTTAACAAAGACATTACCATTCGCCATAATACTTTCATACAGGTATTCGTTCTTTGCGTGGCAATGATAGTTCTTTTCCTTCGGGTAAAAGTAGATAGCCATCGCCACCAAGCTACTCACAAATGCTACTACCGATACAAATTGTAGTATCTCCCACATGATTTTCATTCGTCATCCTCCCATTCCCATGTTTCAGGGGTAAACTCCATGACTATCCCCTCAATGAATTTAATGCGATAGTCATCGCGACTATAATCAAGGCCATCAGCCTTTACTTCCTCGAGAAATTCATCGAGTTGTTCTAGTGCCTCACCAAAGGTGTTGTACTCCGCACCCTCCCATGCCGTTACCCATCCATCACAGATGGTATTCATTTTTATATGAAACATTACTCGTCCTCCATTTCACTAAGTTTAATCCAATGAACCTCACCGCAACATTGAAACTTATTGCCTCGTTCATGTCCGCAGTAAGGGCATACTTCTACATCCTCTACCTCTTCATTCATTTGTATTCCTCCAATAATTCTGCAAGTTCATCGTCATCTGCATTCCATAATTCCTCTGCGTTATCCCCGAAAGTATAGTGCGGTTGGAGTCTACAGATCTCGTATATCAACTTCTCTTTCTTTGTTGAGGGTTCATATTTAAACATTACACCTCCTCCACTTCATTATCATCATACTCAACATGCAAGTAATCGATCATGTCTTTCGGTCTAAAGTGTTTTATTGAGCCATCCCTGTTCAATACTTCCTCGCCTGTCGCGGTGTCGACCTTAACGATAACGATGTCTCTTACTTCATACGCGTACTCTTTATCACAGTTCATTATTCCACCTCCACATTTTCAGGATAAGCTAAAAGCATTTCACAAAACATAGTCTTTGCTATCTCTTGAGCTTGGCTACCACTCTCTGCCTCTACTTCTAACTCTCTCGTTACTAACCCACTTACCTTTACTTCATATAGTGCCATTATATGTCCTCCACATTTTCAGTTAAAAAATTGTCTATTACATTCGCTACATGATTATCAACATCTACAACAAACTCATTGTTGTCTTCATCATAAGCTACTAACTTCCATGCAGTTATTTCCATTACTTGCCCTCCTTTATGTGTGGCATTGCTCTTATTTTTGCCCCCTTGCGTATCGTTAGAAGATGTTTCTCTTGTGCTACATAAAGGTCTAGCGTCTCCCAACCTAGTTCTATCATGCGGTCTTTCAAGTGTCGGTCGTGCCTCTCCATAAACTCATGGCATTGCTCGTCTGTCCACTCGGGTGCTAGGTACTTAACATCGTCAATGTTCCAACGCGTCATGCCATACCATACCTCTCCATCTGCTTGCTTGTCCTTGCTTGGTGTTCCTATCATCATGTCATTCTCCTAGTTTGCGTTGTTTGAATTGAATCACGTGTCGGAAAGAGTCCTCATCGTCTTTGAACCCCATCTCATACAGTCGCTCACGCTCGTTAAAGTGATC